TGCCATTGGGCATTACCTTTCATTAGGATTGGATTAGAGTCCAGATCCCTTAATAACTGCATCTAACTCTTCGCGGGTATTAGCGTTCATAAGTTTTTTCATAATATCTTCATTGTGCTCAGGTGTAACCCCTTGCTCAACAGTATTAGTCATCCTCTTGTACGCTGCCGCTTGAGCAGGATCAACATTAGGTTTCTGGGGTATTTCTTCGGTTTGAAGACCAAACACATCTGCGTTTGCTTCTAACCATTTTGATACAGACTCCTCAGTTGGGTCTATATCCTGCGGAATAAAAGAAGAAATCTTCTGATTTACCCCGCGACTTGCGAGGGCTTCTTTGATTGCTCGTTCTCTTTGCGCTTTATTTAAAGATTCAAAGTTAGCTTTAAGTTCTGCCAACTCTTTATCTTTTTGCTTATTAGCCTTGCGTAGTTGTTTAACGAGATCATTGCTTAATGACTCAACACTTGTGTCGGTCTCGTCATCATCCTCGTAGTCATAGTTGGACATAGTCCATCTCCCATTCGTTGTAGTTGTCGTAGACCTCATACAATTTGGGGATTCCTGTATGGCTTCTACTACCGGTTTTGTTATCACTCCATCAGACCGGTGGTCCTGATGGCAGGCTTAGTTAGTAAGAGCCAGCTCTATTTTGGCCCAGTGCTCCGCTTGAAACTCCAGTTTGTCCACCAAAGGTGGCTTTCTCTAACCCAATAATTTTTTTACGTTTTTCTCCTGCTTGGGCTTGTCCTGGTAATTTAAATATTTCTTGTTCAGCTACCGCTTGGTTATAATCTGGTTGTTGATAGATAGATGATAATTGTCTACCTCGCTCAAGACCGCCACCAATAGCACCATAACCTGCTCTAGCAGATTCAGCAGTTACACCATAACGGGCAAGTTCTTCGGCTCTAGTAACTGCTGTTCCAAGACCAGCACCTATTGCTGCACCACCTATTTCAGCAGCAGTTATCTTGCGCTTAATGTCTGTTAATCCTTTAGTAGGATCAAGAGTATAGGCAAGGATCTCACCATTAGTAATATCAGGATAGAATTGTTTTAATGCTGTAGTTATTTCAGGAGCAGCATTAATGACTCTGTTTTGTGCTGTCATAATACGGTCTTCTAATTCAGTAGCAGATACATCAAAACCAATTAATTTTTCAAATCCTTCTTGACGACCTAGATCACCTTTTGTATAATAGGTTTCAGGTAGTCCATAGTTACGCATAACCTTTTGATAACTATCTTCTAACGTTAAATACTCAGCCTCTGATAGTGCTCTTAATCCTTTATTAATGCGTTCAGGATTAGCAGCAAATCTTTTTTTATAAGGTTCTGTTGAACGTAGTAGAAGGGTCAACTCCCCTTCAGATGTATCATTTGTAATTAAATCTTTTAAAGGTGTTATTAATGCTTCAAGTCCATAAAGTTTAAATTGTGCAAATAATAAATCATATGCTGAATTTTTACCAGCAGCAGCAGCAGCAGCAGTTACTGTTGGGATATTAATTGGTGTTTCATATTGACTAACAGCACCAGTTGCTGTGTCTACTGCTTGTTGCTCAGCCTTGGTTTGTTCGGATATATTAAGACCAATATTTTCATCTTTATATAAATTAGCAGCAGCAGCTTGTAATCCATAACGAGCAGACATTGCAGCCAAACCTCTTGCTGCACCTGGATCAAGATCAGAAGATAAACCAGCCAAAGCCTTTTTAAATATAACATCGCCAGTTTTACCTCTAGCGCCAACTTGAGCAGTTGACAAGGCTTCTTTAGCAGTAGCAACCTGTGCTTGGGCGCGTTCCAAACTTCTTTGGCGAGCAGCCTCAGCCGCTATTGCTGCATTACGTTCTGCTTGAGTTGCCATTATTTACCCCTGAAATCCAAAGTCCCGTAGGACTCTAAGTGCTTTACTGGAAACTTCTTCTCTAGCGTTGTTGGTATATTGCCAACGAGGATCTTTCTTTAACACTTTTCTAAATTCATATATGGGAAGTTCTTTATCCCCAATAGCAGTTTGTAGAGTTGTATCATTTATATCAATAGATTCTGGATCTAATTCTAATAAAGTTGCCATAGTCCTTTTGTAAGGTGCGTAAATAGTACCCAGATCTGTACCTTCTGCAAGGAGTTTTTTAATATTATCTGGTCTACCTATGCCAGCTAAATTACGAATTTGATTTTTAATTACATTGATATCTTTACCATTTCTAATATCTAAATTATACTGTTCTATTTCCTGAGGTGATAAAGTAATTCCATTAGCCTTAGCAATTAACTGTAGGCTTTGAGTATTTAAAGTATCTTTTTCACTTCTTTTAGTTTCAAATTCAGACTTACCAGTTTTAAGATCTTTAATCTTTTTTACTTCTTCAGTAAGAAATTGAACTCTATCTATATCAGTAGTATATTCAGTACGACCACCAGAGGTTTTGGTTTTGCGACCAGCATTTCGTTCTGCTTTATTTAATACAGTAGTAAATCTAGCAACTTCTTCTGGGGTAGCATCTCTATTTAAAGTATTTTTAAATACTCCCTGAATAGTAGATGCAGCTTGAGTAGGAGAAGATATAACAATGTCTAACTCAGGACCACCAGTGCCTTTACCATCAACAGTAATATCAATAGTTGGACTAAGTAAAAACTCTCTTAAAGAAGCACCTTGTAAACCTTTAGGTAGTTGTCCTCTTCGTTCAGCAATAGCCTCAAGTGCTGCTTGAGTTCTGATCCAGTCTTTTAGACCACTTACTTGACCTTTATAAAGACTTGGAAAGTTCTTTCTTAAATCTTCCTGAACAGATTTTAATTGTGCTTCATCTGCTACAAGAGTGTTAAGTAATTCACTATAGGTTGCAACTGATTGTTGATCTAGAGCACCCTTATTGGCTATATCTCTAGCAGCTTTTTCTTTATCTAGGGCATCTTTTTTTTGTTTACGTAATTCTTCTACAGTTATACCTAAATCAGCCGCTTGATCAGCCTCTGATAAGCCTTCTTTTTCGCCAGTTATTTTTTTATTTTCTAACTCTTTATTATAAGCGGCAAGTATACCATCATAATACTTTTTAGCTACATTATATTTTTTAGAGGCAGCAGTAATCTTGGCATTGATCTCATCTTTTTCAGATTGAGGTCTATCCTTAAATTTAATATATCTATTATCTTTTCTAAGAGATAGAACAGCATCGCGGGCATATCCAGCATTTCGAAGATCTGCATTGGCCTTTTCTAACTGACTTTTTAAGGTAGCCATTAAATTAATCTCCTAACAATCTGCCGAATAAGACATCGTATACTGCTTGTGTGTTTTCATTATAAAGGGCTAACTCTCTAAGTTTAAGAATAGTGTCATCCTTTAAGTACTTGATTAACTTTTGAGATCCACCAAACTGATCATAGTTTGCTTTCTCATCTTTATATTCTTTATAAGTTTTAGACATTTCTCTAAGTTTATCTTGAACATCTTTCCTAAGATCTATGTTTTGAGATAACATATTATCTAATTCATCCAAAGTATTTAAGCGATTAGCAGCTCTTTGAGAACCAGTTGTTCCTAATTCTTCTCTAACTAATGGGCGAGCTGCAAAGAACACATCTTTCCAAGCATCAAACTCTTTACGCAATTGAGTTCTTTCAAAATCTACTGTTGAATTTTCCAAAGAAGATTCAAATGCTTCTTTTCGCCTATAGTAGACTTGTAGATCTGAAGAAGTTTGCACTTCTCGTAGATAGTCATCTACTCGCTTATTATAGGTCATACCCATTTCTCGCATAAGTTGATAGGTATCCCAAGAGAATCCAGTCTCGTGAGGTATTAAGAACCCAGCAGCATTAGGGAAGTCCTGGAATATTTCTCTGTTGTTATCTACAAAATATCCTGACTGCTCAGCATATTTAAGTGGAGCAATAGACTTACGCTCTGATTCAGTTACTGTATATGGAACTTGGTTAGGGAATAACTCTACCCACTTAGCCATTGCTGCATCGTAATCACCAGGATACTTATCTAATAGATTATTAAATGCTTGTTTCCAATTAGCGCGACCATTATCACTAATCCACTGTGCCATATCAGATTTAAGTTGGACTGCTGGTGATGCTGGTGCCAAAAATCCTAAAGCAAAACGAACTCTTAAAACTCCAAGAGTAGTGTTCTTAACCCTTATCCGATATTCCTCTTGCTCTGCCGAAGTAGGTGGTAATAGATTTTTTTCATCATCATATCTCTTTGGCAATCCATTACCAGATGCTTCAAGATAGGTTACTGCTTTACGCCAAGCACTTGCATACTGAGAATTACGCTCATCAGTATCTAATGCACCAATCAAACGATTGATATGTGCTGGCATTAAGGCTGAAAGAATAGGTCTATCTACAGAGTATTTACCTAATAGATATCCATCTAAACTATCTGCTGATTTTTCGTCAACAAAACCTAGTAAAGTTGTAACTGTTTTAACACTTGCTCCAGCTAATGGACCAGAAAATGTAGGAACTAAAGAATCTGGATTTAAAGATGGTGTAATCATCTTCAATTGAGCACCAAACTCTACTGGGAATGGAGTCTTAAATTCATCTGCAATGCCTAAGCGAGATAATACATCTTGTATTGCATTGTAAACTGGTGCTATACCAGGATAAACAAAGTAGTCATTACCTTGGTCATCTTTTTGCACCCATCCTGAATGAGTTACACCTTCGTAGGTGAGGGCTGCTTTAACAAGTGCCTCTGGATTGTAACGAACAACCCGATACATACGGCGATAGAAATCTTCAGTTGCTCTATAGAAACGAGCAAAGTTACGAGAATTAAAAGCAATTTGAGTTCTAATAAGTGGATTGTCTACATATTGTAGAATCTGACTTACTGCTCTTTCCTGTACAGCACTAGCCAAAGCCACCTTAGCTCGTTCTGTTGCAATAGCTATACCAGTAGTATTAGTTGGATCTATACCTGCGATATGAGATTCAATCCATTTTTTTTCAAAACCAGTCTTTTTCATTTCCTTACGAATTGCTACCATCTCATTTAATACTAAAGGTTGACGAGACAAGCGAGCATTTGCTAAACCAAGCCAAGCCCAACCTGTTCTCATAACAGTTGAAGTAGTTTGATCTAATGAGACCACTGGAACAAGAGTAGGTCCTGCGATTGCAAAAGGAATGTCTGCATCATCAGTAGGCATATCATCAATAGATAGTTTACCTTCTACCTTATATTTGCCAGACTTATCCATAACACGAATTTTATTTAAGAAGTCTAGATTAATATTACCATCGCGCTTAACAAAATGATCTTTAGAACGCTTAAAGGCAAGATCCAATAATTGAGATTCGCTCATATCGTTAGACAGTTGAGCATCCTTTAGATATTGTTTACCAGCTTTAGTCTGTAACCAAATACGACCTTGCTTTAAAAATTCACCCTGATCATCTAGATTAGCAATAGCAATTTTACCTAAATCATCATTAGCATAATACCCAATGCGAGACATCCAAGTATATATTGATGCTTCATCTTGTGTAGATATAGCTTGTGGAGTAAATGTTTGCTCACCAGGTTTTTTAACTAAAGTTTTTGGTATTGCAACTTGAAGAGGTACAACTTTTGTACCAGTTCTTTTAACTAAATCTTGAGCGCGACCTACATAATCAGTAGCACCACTTGCAAAATTGGATGCACTCTCTGATATTTCACCTAACGCGTTATCAACATCTCCATATTTAATTTGTTCTGTAAGGAGATCAGCTTCTTTTTTAGCAAATGGTTTTAAACCAAGTTTTTTTCTAAAACGATTAACCTTACCTGTAGTTAATGTTCTAGCAAATATTTCCCTGGTTTGTTTTGTAAGGCCACCCTTAACCACATATTCAAGTTCTTTAATTTTAAGTTCAATATCTGAAACGTCTATTGGATCTTTAGTTTTAGATAGTTTAATTCTTAATTTAGGAAGTTCAGATGAGGCATTATCAAAAGTCTTTTTTAATGTAGTAAGTTCTTTAGCTATATCATCTACTTCATTTTTGTTAACTAATCGCATAGCAAATCCAAGAGGATTCTCAGACCATTTGACCTTACCTTCTGCTTTCATAGCGGCAGCTAAATAAGTGTTAATACGAGTTGAAAGAACTCTATTCTTAGCAACTCCCCAAACTGACTCACCAATAGCAAGATTCATCATTAGGTCTTCACCTGCGTTACGAAGGGCATAACGAGGTCCAGCAAGAGTTAAGAAGGACCAAGCACTGACTGCTTGTTCAGCTAATTGAGTATTTGGAATACCCATCATCTTTTGAAATAATGCGTTACGACCTGCTGCTCTATCCAAATCTCTTAAACTTGGGGCAGATGCTAACGGACTAAAATCAGAAGGCAAAACACCTTTATCTCTATAAGCATCATCCAAACCAAATAAGGCTTGATTTTTACCAGTAAGATACCGAACCAATTGTTGACCAGGTAATGTAGTATTTAAACCACGAACTTCGGCAACAGTTCCCCATAATCCATAGTAAACTTGTTTTCTTTTACCTGTGTCTTCAATACTATCAAATGCCTGTGCTAATAGTTTAGATTCTCTTTTAGGCATAATCATAATAGCAACTCGGTATATTTGAGTTGAAGCATCGGCTGCTGTAACATCAAATACATCATCTTTAAATAATGGAGCAATAGTAAATTTTGCTTTAGCTCTATCAATTCTTTGTTTAATATATGCTGTTGAAAATCTTGCAACATCTATTGGTTTTGTAGATGCTTTAACTATATTAGTAAATTCTTCTTTTCCATTAATAATAGTTTTAGCAATACCATCAGCATCAGTTGCTCCACCAAACCAACCATCATCTACTAATTTAGGTCCGATATCATCTATATTTAATGTTTTACGACCAGTAGTAACGGCTGTAATACGAGCCTGACGTAATGGATCCATTCTAGGAATGATAATTCTTCTACGACCAATAGATCCTTTAAGCATTTCATCTAATTGATTAGTATTCTCAAAAAATGCTTGTGCTGTTTTAGCATTAGTTACTGGAACATCTGCTCTCAAAAAAGTTTGTATTACAGTATTTCCATACTCAGGTGCTAAAGTTTCTAAATCTTTTTTAATTCTTAAAATTTCTTCAGTATTTTTAACTGGAGCAGATTGTGCTTTTTGAAGTTCATCTAATTTGCTACCATATTGGTCCCAAAATTTAATTACTGGTGCTTTAGAAAATACAGTAGCTACTCTATCTCCACCAGTTGCAACAGTAAGAGCATACCTACTGGCATCATACCAACGTTTAGCGGCACCAACTCTAAGTAATGGGTCAGATAAAATTCTAAACGCAGCATCTACTGTACCTGATACGGCTTTGTAAAAAAGACCTGAGCCTTCCATATCTTGAGGTGTAATAAAGTTAGCAAATTGACGACCAGGAGAATATTTAGCGGCGTTTACTTCATCAAGAGTGTTTTGAAAATTAGCACGAGCTGCTTTAATATTTTCACTTTCAATACCTGGAATATTATTTTGTCTTGGGTCTGCCAACATTATATATTTTTGTTGTTCAGGTGTAGCAGAAGCAAAAATATCTTCAGGTTTTTCACCAGCAGCAATACGCATTGCTACATCTACTGCTTCTACACCCCATCTTGATTTAGCATCGCCAATACGACCAGGGCTAAATACTTTATCGCCCTTATCATTAGCAATACGGAAAGCACTACCAAGACTTACATCTTGATCTATAGCAATAGCGGCAGTACGATAACCACGAGTCATCGCATCTGATATATTACCTAAACCGGCAAGTGTTTTACCACCTACATAACCAAGAGCATTAGCAACTTGACCACCTGTATAGTGCCAAGCAGTTCCAAGCCAACCACGATTAGGTTTTAATGCTGGATCTTCGTTACCAAAGTTATTTTGTAAAGATGTTTGTTGAGAAGGATCTAAATTATTATAAACTTGGCTAGCTACATCTGAAGGTAGGTTAGATAAATTTTTATGTACAGCAAGAGATTTATTAAAATCATCAAGTTTCTTTCGCTGTTCTGGCGTTAATCCTGCCGCTAAAGCAGCAGATTTTAAATTCTCAGACATTAATCACCCCGCGATAAAGCATCCTGATATAAAATACCTATTTCGCCAGTAGTATCATAAGGCAATAATGGTGCTAAAGTATCTGATGTTTTAACTGATGATTTTTTCATCATAAGTGCTTTTGATCCAGCACCAGGCCCAATATCAGAACCATTCATAATATCTTGTGTTTTATTCTGTGTTTCAGAAAACAATGGAGTTACTGAAGTTTGCATTATTGGATTAGATGGTCTTCCACCTACATCGTCTGCAACACCGCGAGTCTTTGATTTAGGTGCTGCTGTGTTAAGTTCAGCAGTATCGTCACCATATGATGTTGAACCTAAGGATAATTTATCCGTTCTTGTTGCGTACTTTCCTGGACCTGATGGACCAGCTAGTGGATTCATCATTGACATACTAGTCCTCCTTTAAAGTTTCTAAGTCTTGCGAAAATTGTTGCCAAACTTTTTCTTCTTGGCTTTTCTGAGTTGAATGATAGATAGCTAATTGGTGCAGATCATCTGCAAGTGCTTCTATTACTGATGTTAAATTTAAAAAGAATCCTGATACTATTACTAGATAGTCAGACATTCGTACTGGGCGATTAAGATTGTTATCGTTATTCACCCAGTACTCCTGTCATTAAAATAATTATGCTTTTGTTCCTTTGCGACCTGCTGGTGTGTAGCCGAACTTAACTTCTCCACCTGCTGGCTTGGCTGTATCCATCTTACTTTGTACAGGCTTGACCTCTACAGACTTTTGAAATGTTCCCTTTTTCATTTTCACCTCCTTATTTTATGCTGCTCCGCCAATGGAGGCGAGTAGTTGTGCGATATCAGGTCTAGGTCCAGCAGCAGGGGCCTCTCCGCTTTGTTGTTGTTCAGTTGGCTGCGAGGCAGGAACGGGGGCCGTTCCTACTGCTGGAATACTAGATTGTTCTGGAAGCGCCGGTGCTGTTGGTGCTACTGGCTGTGGTTCTGGTGCAAATGCTTTTTCTATAATAGTTTCTAATTGGAAACCTTTTTGTCTACCTTGTATTACTTCAGCAATTCTTGTAATGATTTGAGATGGGTCTTGACCTTGGGCAGCAAGTGCGGGAATAGCTTGTGCATACTGAGCAACAGCAACCCTAAGAGAATCACGCATTTCTTCAATGTCAACTCTTTGTTCTTCTTGCGTAACATTTAACTCCATTGGTATTTCTCGGCGAACATAATCACGGGACACTAACTTATCGCTACGCATTTGTAGTAATGCAATGATGGCACGGTTAGGATCCATACCAGACATAATGCCGTAACGTACATCTACGCCATACTCGCCTTTAATATCACGAGATGGTGTGTACTTCATTGTATAAGGTGTACCGTCATCGGTTCCCTTAATAGTCTTGGTCATATTACCAAAGACAATCTCATCTACTTCAAAGCAAAGTGAGGTTAACTCTTGGAACAATCTAGCAAACTGCGCTTGTGCTGCTTTAACTTGTGTATCAAAGCCAGCTTGTAATGCCTGAACTCCACGACCTGTAACAACGGAGGCATCAATATTGCCTGAACGAGATTCAGGGTAGCGAGAACCTAATCTTAACTCACGCTCTAGTACACCAGACTCTGTAAATACTCCTGCTGGTAGTTCTAGTGGAACTCTACGGATACCTTGTGGGTTAGCAGACCTCATAATCGCATCAGGTCCTAGTGCTAACTCCTGTACATCTTGTGGAATAGCGATAGGTGCTTGAATAGATTTCTCTGCTGCTTGGATCTGCAATACTGCAAAACGAGCACGGGCTAACTGAACGGATAGAACATCATCAAACTGTCCACGAGCTTCACCATCTAAGGATGAACGAAGTGCAACTCTTGCTAAACACTTACCGACTGGGTTAGGTGTATTAGATAGAACTAAGTTATTACGCTCTGGTATAAAAATTAAGTCTTGATCTTTGTCGTGGTATCTAACGATAGATAGGTAAGGGGAAGCGTAAGAATAAACTGTCTTGCCAACTATCTGATCGTAATACTCAGGATATTGGGAAGCGATACTCTCAGCATCGGATGCGATAATCTGTGATATAGATAAGCAACGACCAAAGCGATCTACCTCAGGGTATACACCAAAAGGATTTAGTAAACGAATACGAGGATTGTTTGTCTCATAATCCATTTCAATCATTGCTGGCAATAGACCGTAGGTATTAAAGTAATCAGCACCGGTATACATC